CACCGACGCCAGCTACCAGTCGACTGTCGATCAGTTCGAGGCTTCAGGCGTGATCACTGCAGATAGGGCGGTCGAGTACCGTCAAGGCCTGCCGCTGGAGAATGTGTAATGCAGATTCTCTCCATTTTTAGAAACACAATCTTGACAGGGGTATTGTGTTTATCGGCCTCATGTGGTACAATAAAACCATTCAGTGCTTGCATCAAGACTGGAGTGCTTGGAGAGGTTGTTAATCTCGACATCTGCGGTAAGATAGGAGATGGCGAATTCAATCCTGAGTTCGGTATCACACCTGTTCAACCTGCTCCTGCAGAGGGGCAATCAGGCGGTATCACTCCTGACCAACCTGCTCCGACAACAGGGGCTTAACATTGAGCGGCACCTTCACTGATCTTACGCTACGTTCGATAGACAGTAAGCCGGGACACTTCGCGGTGGTCGGCAACGTAGCCTACAACGGTAGTTTCCACTACACTGTTCCTGACGGGTTCGTTACAGACCTCGCGAGTATTCCACGGGTACTTGCGCCCATCTTCAGTAAGACGGGGCGTAGCAGGAAGCCGGCAGTATTCCACGATCACATGTACGCAACCAAATGGCGCACTCGCAAGGAGTGTGATCAGGCGTTCCGTGAGATGCTGATAGCGAGGGGCGTGAGCAAGTTCACCGCATATATTTATTACACCGGCGTTCGAGCTGGTGGCTGGACACGAGGTAGATGGTAGATGAGCGCGCAGAGAGCACCCGGAGCAGCAGGAAGCAGTACAGGCGGTAACGGTACATACGAACTGTATGGCGATACGCTCGTAAGGCTGGACGGCGGTGGTGGCGGCGCTACTGGAGACTTCATCAAGCTCGGGCTGAACGATGTCACTAGGTCATATGGCGGGGGCAGCTACGCAGATGCCAATCAGGGCGGCATGCTCACGCGGCAGCAGGGTTACGGCATAAACCCCGGCACAGGCCAAGAGTACAGTCAGGCTGCAATCGACCGATACACGGCATGGAATCCTGCGTCCACAGCAGACGGCAAGATCACCCCGGAGGAGTGGGCTGCGTACCAGCTCAGCTTCGGGGCAGACTCTGATAGATGGACTCAGGGATGGGCGGCCGATCCAGCTAACCAAGAAAGGCTGAGAAGCGCGCTCGCGACTGGCATACAATCCCTGTCTGGCGATCAGCGTCAGCAAGTGCAGGCCATGTACGACCAGATATACGCTCAGCCCTCTGGGGGCTCCACAGGCTCCACAGGCGGCGGAATCGTTGTCGGCGGAGCTACCCCTGTTGACCCCGGGTACGTTGGCGGTAGCGTAATCAACCAGAACCCCGGCGACACCGGATACCAAGACAGAGTGGACGATACATGGTGGCACTCAAGCGCGGGCGATCCCGCTGGAGCAGATGAGATTGTTCCGGCCGACGTGGTCAACGTGTACAACCAGCTCCAAGAGATTCTTGCGCAAACAGGAATAGACTTCACTGGGACGGACTGGGAATCACTGAACCCTAGCAAGGCGATAGCGGCAGAGCTTCTCTTGAAGAACATATCTTCCGGTGCTGTAGACCCGTCCACGCTGGACCCATCTGTCTTTGAGAACCTTGGCCTTGTTGCTGGCGGTTCCGATGACATTGTAACCACTCCCGATGACGGAAACACCACGCAAGACCCAACAACGCCCGAATACCCTGCCGAGTGGGGCGGCGTCGTCGATGACCTGATTGCCAGCGACAACAACATCAACACTGTCGAGGAGGCGCTTGCTCACATTGAGTATGTGAACGCGAATCATCCTGATGCCGACATCGATGGCAACGGCGTGGTCACTGATCAGGAGTGGGCTGACTACAACGATCTGGCTGGCGACTCTGACCTTGAGCAAGGCGGAGCATTCTTCGATCCGCCCGCACCACTCTCACAAACAGGCGAGTGGCAGTGGGACCCGGAGATGCAGGATTACGAGTGGGTTGAGGGTGTGAATGAGGCTCCTCCTCCCCAGAGCGAAACTGGCGAGTACCAGTATAACACCGAAACCGAGGAATGGGACTGGGTTGAGGCGCAGCCCCTTCCAGAGAGTTCGTGGACTGACGAAATCAAAGAGAGCGTCGCCAACGTGATGGACAAGATACTGGATGAGCTGCACGCCAAGCTGCCTAAGCCTCCCGCTATGGGGTCCCACCAATGGTGGGAAGAACAATTAAAGAAAGCGCTACCCAACCCGTCTATCAGCATTGTGTATAGCGATCCCGGCCCAATACGCGTCTGGATCAAGCTGCCGGGGCCTTGGGGCGACGGCGTTATCGACCTAGATGCTGTCAAAAACGGAGAGTTCGTCCTCGATGATGCCATCAAGGAGAAAATTAACGAGACTGCCGAGAAAATTAAGGGGATTCCCGGTGCCATCAAGGAGAAGGCGTCAAACATCTTTGAGGAGATCAAGTCTGCCGGAAAAGAGATCGGTGACATCTTCGAGCAGGATGGAAACATCTTCGCGAAGGTTCTGGATGCCGCTGGCGAGGTCATCGACACTGTCGAAATATCCATAGGCGAGATTACTGATGGGTGGTATACCCAGGAAGATGCCAGGTGGTTGATTGGCGACATCATAGAGATTCTCGGAGAGGAGTTTAAGTACGATAGCGCTCCGTCAGAAGATGCCGAGACAGAAACCGAGACTGGAGGCGATAGCGGTGGCGGAGACAGCTCTGCGGACGACGATGCAGGCAATTCAGGAGGCAGCTCTACTGATACTTCTGGCACCCCTGTCGATTCAGGCGGCGGCAGCCCTATTCCCGGCGGCGATGAAACCGACACGGACGACGATGATGTGTCTGAGGAGCCCGCAGAAGGCGATACAGGCGATTCCTCTGGTGAGGCGACCAATGACACGCCAGACGACGAAGGAGCGACAGGCGGGCCTACAGAAGGCTCTACGGACGGCATCATAGACGACTCATCTGACGATGGCGATGATCTCGCGAGTGGCGAAGGTTCCGGCGACAGCTCCGGTGACGCCTCTAGTGGCGGCTCCAGTGGCAGTTCTGGCAGCAGCGGCGGACCGGCTGTAACGCCCGACGAGGGCTCTGGCGGCGGATCGGATGACCTTGTTGGCGGCGGTATCGACAGCAGCGGCGGGGGTGGATCCTCCGGCGGCGGCGGTGGCGGCGCTGGGCGCAATGGCGGCATGTTTACCGGCGGCATTGGGGTTGACTACTCCCCCCTCCAGAGTGTAGTATACAAGGTCGGTGATCCAATGGCTGACCTAGAGCGCATGATCTCTAAGAGCTTATTCAAGGACATGATGTAATGGCAACAATGACATACCTAGAGCTGGTGAACGGCGTAATGAGAAGGCTCAGAGAGCCCACAGTGTCTACCGTGGCGTCCAGCGACTACAGCGCCCTGATTGGCGATTTCGTGAATGACGCGAAGGTCTCCGTTGAGAACTCGTGGGACTGGACGGCGCTCCGGTCCACCATATCCATTAGCACCCTGAGCAACGTCAAGAACTACGCGCTGACCGGCACGGGATGGCAGGGCAAGCAGCTCAACGTCATTAATGATACATCCAACTGGGTGATGGAGTACCGCACGGCTGACTGGTTCGACGAGAAGTATTACATCGACGGTCAGACCTCCGGCGCTCCTCGGTACTACACCTTCGGCGAGACAGACGCTAACGGCGACCAGACTATCGACCTCTACCCGAAGCCGGACGGGGTTTACAACATCAGGTTTGACGCAGTTGTCCGGAACGCTAGGCTGACATCCGACTCGGACGTGCTTGAGATACCGTACATGCCTGTCCTGCATCTTGCCCTAGCGCTTGCTGCTCGTGAGCGCGGAGAGACCGGCGGCACGTCTACTCAAGAATACTTCCAGATAGCCAAGGGCCTGTTGGGCGATGCGATAGCGCTGGATGCTGCGCTGCACCCAGAGGACACCATCTTCTACACACCGTAAGGCGGCAGAATGGCACAAGAACTCAAGAGTATCAACCTTGTCGCCCCGGCGTTCAAGGGTCTGAACACAGAGGACGCGATTCTGGCGCAAGACCCGTCCTTCGCAGAGGTCGCCAACAATGCAGTTATCGACCGCAGGGGGCGGCTTGCGACTCGCAAGGGCATCGCCAACCTTAGCACAACCATAACGGCGCTCGATGGAGAGCCTGTTACCGGGATCCATGTTTTCCGTGACAGCGATGGCAACACGGATACGTTCTCGGTTGGGAACAACAAGATACTGCGCGGTCAAGCCGTACTGGTAGACTACACGCCTGTAGCGTACACCATAAACTCCGATGACTGGAGGATGGTCAACTTTAACGACTCGCTCTACTTCTTTCAGCGCGGATACGAGCCGCTGGTTTACTCTCACAGCACATCCCTTGTCGAGCCTATGTCGACTGTTGCTGGCGCTGCTGGCGTAACCTCTGCCATGTACGGCAACGAGGTTATTGGCGCGTATGGTCGCCTCTGGACCGCGGACTTCACTGGAGACAAGAGCACGATATACTGGTCAGACCTGCTTCAGGGCCACGTATGGAGT